TAGGGCATAGCCAGCCTTATCCCCAACAAGACAGTGAAGATGATTAAGTATTCTTGCCCCTCCACCAACAGGGTATATACCAAGTTCGTGCCTTACGAGATGACCGGAGCCGACGAAGCGCAAGCCTGGTCATTCAAGTTAGAACTTCGAGATTATAACAGACTAAAAGTCGAAGCATGAAACAAAAAAAACCTGGTCGCTCCGAGAAGCAAGGACGGCCTAAAACAAAGACCATCAAGAAGGCAGTAGCCGAATCAATCTACGCCTCCATGCTCCTAGACAGCCGATCCCTGCTAGCCAAGAACTACGATTACCGCATGAGGCTGATAGATCTCCGATCCGCTTTGGATCAATCACGGCAAAAATCCCGACACTTAAACACCGAGCTTAACCTGATGTCAGCCATGTATGCCCTAATGGCTCTGCTGGCCCTAGTAACGGCGGTGGTATCAGTAGCGTCACATACCTTTTAACCCGATTACTTCCCTGTTCGGATGACAACGCGGCCAGCGTACAGCCATAGGCAATACGGGCTTCAACGCATTAAAACGGCAGGGCAGTAACAAACTTCCTTTACGGAAACCAGCGGGGCAGGCTCTACACATCGTTAGCCTTGCCCCCCTGGGGACATAAGAAATTAAATTAAAAACATGACCAATAACAAACCATAATGAAACTACCAGGATCAAACATAGGCGGCGCAATATACCTCTGCTGTCATTGCGGAGAATATCTACGCTCTAAAAAACTTTACTGTGATGACTGCAAAACCAAGCCCCAAAGGGACGAGATGGACAAAAATAATGCCGAACTGTTTAACGAATCGCTAGAGATATTTCAGCTCAAGCAAAGACTGGCTAAGGTGACCAAATGAAGGTTCCCAAAAAATCAACCCTAGACAGAAAACTGCTTGCATTGTGGAGCATAAAGGTACGAGAACGCGCCGGAAATAAATGTGAGCTATGTTACAGTCCGGCCCAGAACGCGCACCACTATTGGGGAAAGAGAAACCAAAGCACGAGGTACAGTCTTAAAAACGGTGTATCGCTCTGCTATAACTGCCATGTAGGACAAGTAAAATCGGCTCACGAAAGCCCTGATTGGTTTAGGGGAGAGATAAGAAAAAAGCGCGGAGTGAAATGGTATAACGAACTTATGAGGGAATGGCGAAAACCTAAAAAATGGGACATAAGCGAGTTACAGGAATTGGCTAAGAAGCTAAGTAATTAAACTAACCAAATGACCACCCAAACCTGCCCTACCTGCGGTAAGAAGTTCCAAGTATCTTCCCAACGCGCTCACTCCCTAGAAGAAAAAGGCTATAAGTCTTACTGCCTGGATTGTATCAGGGAGGAGAGCATAGAAACCGTTAATTTTGACTAAGATGAAAACACTAGAACAAGTTAAGAAAGAGTATAAGTCTCAAACTTTAGACGGACGAGAGGCTTCTGACTGGTTGTTGTGATAATGAGTGGTCCAAGGTAAGGGACAAAAATGGTAGACCGTACACGATAGGCATGGCTTATCACGCATAATAATTATTCATTCAAAAAGATGGGAGAAGAAACAGGATTCAGTCAAAGGGAAATGACCTTTGATGAGAAAATGGACGATATAAGAGTCCAAATTAAAAACATTGCCCAGTACGTGCAAAACGTCAAAGAGCAAAAGGCAAAGCAGGAAGCCGACGGGAGAGAAAATGCGGGAGAGGTAATGGCTAATTTGACGCTGGCATATCGCCATCTTGAGGATGCTTCGATGCGCATCGGCAAAGTGAAACAAGCCCTTAATGGTGGAGTAAGTGTGTATGATAAGAGTGTGGTTGGAAGCCCGGAGTAGTTTGTTTTAACTGCCCATCTATCCGGTGGGCAGGAACGAGCAAGCTAAATAATAATTATTCAAAACAGATGATAAAAACATTTTGCGACAAACGCAGCAAAGAAATAAATAAAATAAAAGCATATTTTGGAGTGTTAGAGGAACATGGAAAACAAGTCGAGTGGTTTATTGAATTAGGGCAACCTAATGCTGATGAGGAACATTCTTTCTCTGTAGAGAGTAAAGAAAAAGCCCTTGAGATAAAGGATAAGCTTGATAAGTATTTTAGCGAGTGTTCTTATAAAAACTTAAAAAATTAACATACAAAAAGATGAAATTAGTAGTAGACTACTCCCAACCCTTCTCCCTCCTAGACTGGAAACTCATCGAGCACCCGACTAGAACCGACACCGTAACTATCGACACAGATGACATCGAGGCTATTACGACCCTTAAAGACGACGAGGATTACGTTCAAGGCGAGGAAAACCTAACCAGGATCAAGGCTACTGGCAAGACCCTCTTGGACGCACGAGTCCTTGAGGAACTGCTGAAACACCCCGAAGCCATACCGGAGAAGTGGAAGCAGGAAACGAACGGCTACATAACCGATATATTCTTCCCTGGTACTGTCCTGATGGACCCTGACGGTTACCGCTGTGTCCTGTGTCTGTATTGGGACGACGGCGGGTGGCACTGGAGCGACGGCTGGCTCGAGCGCGATTGGCGTGCCAGCAATCTCTCAGCGGTTCTCGCAAGTTCAGCTCTTAGTCCTTTGGATTCTGAATCTAAGCCCTCTGATACTTTGAACTTGGACGGATTGGAAATAGAGATTGAAGGTATGAGGTATAAATTAAAAAAATTGGATGGAAAATAAAGACAAAGTTATTCTTGACGCTTGCTGTGGTGGTAGGATGTTTTGGTTCGACAAGGAACATTCTAGGACGCTCTATATAGACATACGAGAGGAGGAAGATTTTTGTACCGGTAAAGGTAAAGATAACCGTCATAGAGCCATAAGACCAGACGTGGTAATGGATTTCAGGAAGATGAACTTGCCTGATAATTCTTTCAATCTTGTAGTCTTTGACCCTCCGCACCTAAAGATAGGACGCAAGAGTTACTTCGCCCAAATATACGGGTCCCTGGAAGATACATGGCAAGAGGATTTGAGAAAGGGTTTTAAGGAATGTTTTCGAGTATTAAAAGAGAGGGGTGTTTTAATACTCAAGTGGAACGAGAGCGACATTCCTTTGCGAGAAATCCTTGCTCTTACGCCAGAAAAACCATTATTCGGCCACCGATCTGGCAAAGCCCAAAAAACGCATTGGGTTTGCTTTATGAAGTTTTCGGGGAATAAAATATAAATTAATAAAACAATAGAGATGGAAAAGGGAATAGTGGACGAATTGATAACAGAACTAAGAAAAGATAAATCGAATGGTAGCTATTATTACTCATGGCAAGCGAATATAGCAGTGGCAATGCAGGACGCTTACGATAGGGCAGAAGACAAGAATGATATACACAAAATATCAAATGACGGAGCAAAAGCATTTCTAGATCTTCTTATTCGCTTAAATTAGTAAAACAATGAAAGAAGACTATATCAAACTGGTTTATTACGGAAAAGCAGTCGCGTACACAAGCACCTTGCGTCCGCCGACAGAAGAAGAATGTAAAGAAAAAATAGTAATGTACGCACAAGATTTGCCGCGCCTGAAATGGTATCAGAGCAAAAAAAGATTGATAAACGAGATAAAATTTTGGGTGAACGAACTAAACAAAATAAATTTTCAAAAATCGCTATGAACAAAATCGAAAAGCTTGAACAAAAAATAAGCGATGTTAACAGAGATGTTAATAGGATTGGGGGGGAGCTGGAATCATTATTGGTTAGTTCGCGCAACAAGTTTACCGCCCTTGAAAAGAAACTGAAAGCGATAGAACTGACAAAAATTAACCGAGAAGTAGAACTCGAAGATCATAACTTCCGCGTCAACTCCGACGGATGGAAGAAAGAAACTAACGAAGACGGTGACGAGTATCTGGTTGGTCCCAATAATGACATTTGGGAGCTTATCAACTGCCAGAACCAAGAACTGAACGGGGAACAGTTGTTTACTTGGGACGCGGCCATGAGAGAAACCAAAAAGGCAGGTAAGAGAATCCCTACCGATGAAGAATTTTCAGAAATTTTCAAAACCAAGGATGATATGCCTAACTTCGCGTTAGCCGGGTACCGCGATACCGGCGGGAGCTTCGACGATCGTGCCTCGAACGTGTACTTCTGGTCGTCTACGCCGAGCGGGTCTAATGCTTGGCTCCGCTACCTGTATTCCGGCAACACCACTGTCTACCGCGACGCGTATTCTAAGGCCTTCGGCTTTTCTGTCAGATGTCTTAAGGATTGATCCGACTCTTTTGACCCTTTGGCTCCTTTGTGACAGAGAGATAATTTCCTAATTTGTTAACTTTAAACAAAAAAATGAAAATAGTTGTGTGGAAAAATGGAACATACAAGTTCGTAAACGGCCCTACATGGGAATACGAAGAAGATAAGGATTGGCTTGTTACAATCCCGCTATTCTCTGAGGAATGGAAAAAAGAATTTATTGAAAAAACAGCCCTGACGCTATGTTACGTAATCCCAGAATACAAGGATCAATATAAGCAGGGAGAATATTTTGCCAAGCTGATTCTTGAGTCAATTGTTAATCCTCAACCCAAATGACCAAAGACACAAGAGATTGGGAGAAGGAGAAAGAAAAGTTTTTAAGCTCTTGCAATATCAAAGGTAAATTCGGAGAAACCATGCTTAATGACCTCCTAGACCAAGCGCGGAAAGAAGGCAAAAGGGAAGGTTTAGAAGAATTGGTTGCTCATTATGGAACGAGTCGCAATAGATTTATATTAAAGGCAGAACATAAAGCGCATATAAAATGGCTAATTGACTCCCTATGACCCTACAAAAAAAGAGCATATCAGACAGATACAATGATAGTTATTTTGCCGCGACAGATGGAAGAAATGATATTCGTAGGGAAAATATCAATGAAACAGTAAGGGTATTTACCGATCAAGCCCGCGACGAGGAAAGAGAGCGGATCAAGGACATAATTAAAAGATGTTCACCAGAAGTTTACTACTCAACCATAAGCGAAATAAATGAGCTACATAAAAGGCAGGATGAGATTTTAAGGGGCAAATAATTATAGACGAGCCATGACAAAAGAAATTGTAAATTGGGAAGATGACTATTGGAAGATTGTTCACGAAGAAGGAGCTGATTATGACCGGATAGCTGCCTTTATCTCTGCTTGTTTATATGAGCAGAGAGACGAAGAAAGAGAACGGATTAAGAACATAATCAAACGGTATTATCCCGACGCTAACCTTGAAGAAACGCTTTGTATACACCAAATAATAAACGAAATTGACGAGCCATGACCATACAAAAAACAATAGAGAGGGAAAGAAAAAAAATATTCGATAACCACATTGAGTTTACGGACGAGGGTATTCATGTGTCGTATATCGGCAAGAATGGGGTTGATATTGATGATTCTGTAGACGCTTTTGCTCTCTCCATCATAAAAGCTGTAAGAGATGAGGTATGTGAGACCATCAAAAATACTCGCACTTATGATGAGGAATACGGAGTATCCAAGATTGCCGAAGAAGCAAGGTTGCAAACAATAATAAGCGTAAGGTTGCACCTTGATTCAATCATTAAGAGCTAGAGAGATGAAAGCCGTTCAATACACAGAAAAAAACATAGAACTATCTATTCTTAACTCCGAGGTACTTATTGGAAGAGTCAGAGTAAACGGTAAGTACGAGGATCAGTGCTGGTTGGAGCTGACCCATGAGGAGTTTAGAACGTTAAAGAAATTAATAAAAAAAGCTGATGGAAACAAAAATAGTTCACTTTGAACTTTCGGCCATAGATCAGGAGGCCATCAGGATTCGTCAAGAGAAGATTCAAAGGGTGCTAAGAGCCATCGAGGACACGGAAAGCAACGGTTGTGGAGAGGTTCGAGTAGTGGTTCAGGACGGCGCGATTATTCAAATAGACAAGATCGAAAAACTCAGGTTCATATAGTTGCAATTTTTTAGATTATGTGCTAGGGTATAAATACAACTTATAGCTGACCAGACATCTGGAGGCCCTCAATGCAAAGAGTCTTTTTGCTTGAGGGCTTTTTGCGTTTTAGCGGAGGATTCCTGATCCGGCGATCAGAATCACTGACGGAGAGCGGGACAAGGTGTCACCCTATTGTCCATTAACCTCTCCGCTAGAAAGTAAATTCAGATGGGGGTAGCAATGCGCCAGTGGTTTTCGCTAAACAATTACGCATAGCTCCTCCCTCCGAATTTACATGGCAATCATTAAGAATAAGTGAAGATGCCGTTCAAGAAAGTATCTAAAAACTCTTATAAGAGTCCTAGCGGCAGGAAATTCACCAAAAAGCAAGTAGCCCTGTATTACGCAACTGACGGCTTTAAGAAAAAACCCAATGCCCAAAAACAAGATCGTCGGAAAAAGAAATAGCAAAGGAACCAACAAGGCTAGTGGCAGAACTTACGGCAAAGCTGACCTCAAAAGCAATAGAAAGCACCAGAAGCAAAGAGTTGAACTTAACAAGGCCGCCAGAGAAAAAGGAATATACGGCAAACGATTCAAAAAAGGCATTGACCTCAGCCATACTAAGAACGGAAAACTTATGATAGAAAAGCGTTCCACCAACCGAGCAAGGAACGGTAAGAACGGTAAGAGTACGAAGAGATGAAAAAAAAAGGAGGACGGCCAACAAAATACAGCAAGAAAATCCTCCAAAAGACGCAGGAGTACATTAACAGTTGCGAGGACCAAGAACGCCAGATTGTGAAACAGTCAAATGCAGAAAAAGGATATGAAATGTATGACACGAAGCTAGTTGTAAAGCTACCTACTATAGAAGGATTGGCAGTACACCTACGCATTAACAGGGACACAATATATACATGGTGTCAAGACCACAAAGAGTTTTCCGACATTATTGAGGAATTAAAAGCAAAACAGGCCGATAGATTGCTCAACAATGGGCTTTCTGGGGACTACAACCCAACGATCGCAAAAGTGCTTTTAACGAAACACGGATACATAGAACGGAAAGAACTCACAGGTAAAGACGGAAAGGACTTAATGCCTAAACCATTACTAGGGGGCTTATCAAATGGGATTTCAAGTAACGAGGGCGACAAATAGACTTCTAGGCTTAACCAAAAGGCTTAGATGTGTATGCGGAGGAACAGCGGCCAGCAAAACAATTTCAATATTGATGATCCTTATAGACTATGCGGGATCAAACCGAAACAAGAAGATCGATGTGATGAGCGAAAGCTACCCTCACTTAGAGGATGGAGCAATCGCAGACTTCAAGAGAATAATGATTGACCGGGGATATTGGAAGGATGACAACTGGAACGAAACAAAGCACTTTTACACTTTTGAGACAGATTCGGTAATCAAGTTCATTTCCATAGATAAGCTAGGGAAGGCGCACGGACCGAGGAGAGATGTATTGTTCATTAACGAAGCCAATAACATCTCATGGAACATCTTTGACCAGTTAAAGGTCAGAACCAAAGAGATTATCTGGCTGGATTGGAATCCAGTAACAGAGTTCTGGTATTACACCGAGATCAAAGACAGGATAGAGCATGATTTTATTACCCTAACTTACGAGGATTGCCGCGAAGCCTTACCACAGAACATTATCGATGACATTGAATCTCACAAAGAGAATAAAGCCTGGTGGAAGGTATACGGACTGGGGCAACTGGGAGAACTGGAAGGGAAGATTTACACCGGCTGGCAGATCATAGATGAGATTCCCCACGAGGCACGACTGGAACGCAGAGGGTTGGATTTCGGGTACACAAACGATCCCACGGTGCTAGAGGACATCTACTATTATAACGGCGGATTCATCATAGACGAGCAGATTTATCAGAAGGGATTAAGCAACAAAAGCATCGCCGATACTATCAAGAACCTTGTAAATCCCCATACGTTAGTGGTAGCCGACAGTGCCGAACCCAAAAGCATTGATGAGATTAAGAGCTACGGAATTAACATAATCGGAGCCATTAAGGGACCAGGAAGCGTGTATCAAGGGATTCAGTTTGTTCAAGCGCAGAAGGTAAGCGTTACTTCCCGGAGCGTCAAGACGATCAAGGCTTATAGAAATTATCTTTTCAGCATTGATAAGAACGGCAACGTGACCAACGACCCGGATGACAAGATTCACGAATGGTCTAATCCAATGGACGCAATCAGATACGGACTAGACTCCTATCGGCCCAAGAAGGAAAAGAAAAGACCAGTACGTAGAAAAGTCCCATATCAAGGCGTGAAACTTAGAATGACATCTTATTAAATTAAAATAAACCCATGAGACGAGGCTATGGTTACGGAAAAATGGCTATGAAAGCCAAACAACAACGTGAAGCCAAAGAACAAATGCTCAAAAACGGAATGAAAAAGGTCAAGGATATGGCTATGACCGGGGCTAAAAAGGTAAGCAAGGTGGTAAAAAAGGCTCCTCAAATGATGAAAGGAGCTGTCGGTAAGACAATCAGGGGAATGAAAAAGCGATAACTATTCAGGCAAGGGGGCAATGAAATAGATGGAAGAATACAACCCAACAACCAAGCAGGTAGAAACCCGGAAGCGGGTGTATGATGCTTTTCTGTTTATGAAGAAGCAACGGGACGGAAAGTACAAATACTTTAACAATCGAACCTTAAAGGAATTCATTGACGACTCTGAGCTTAGAGCTACTAGCTACGTTCCTACTAGAGAAGAACAGGGAAAAGAGTCTTGGCAAGCCAATTTCTTCCACCCCACTACCCGAAACAAACTGAAAGCTATTCTAGCCGCAGTAGCCTTAGACATCCCCCAGACTAGAATCATGGCGCAGAATGAAAAGAGTCAACGCGATCAAACCAGGGCTAATGTCATGCGTGATTTAGTTAGGTTCTCCTACGATCAGGAAAACAAAGAAGAGAACGTCTTTTTTGAAGCCTGGGAAAACTCTGTTAAGGGAACAGTTATCACCTACGATGGCTATCTGAAGAGTTCAGCCAAGCGCAAGGTCATAACGTCTTTTGATCCCGAAACCGGAGACGTTGAATACGAAGAAGAAGAAGTAGAGGTAGACAATCAATGCATGGAGTTCATCGTTCCCCTGGAGAATATGTACATCCGGGATTTCTATATCAGGGACATTCAGGATCAGCCTGATTTGTGCTGGGTTGAGCGCGTAAACAAGGAAACGTTCGACAATGAATTCTCCAAGTATAAGAATCATAAATTTGTTAAGACTGCTGGACAGTTGACCCAGGAAGAAGAGGAACGATTTATGAAGAACCAATGGGAAAGCCGGACCTCCGACTATGAGCCGTATGAGGTTATTCGCTACTTCCATAAGCAGAAGGATGAATTCGTTATTGTAGCCAATGGGATAATTCTCTTTGAATCACCGCTTATCCTAGGCAAAAAGAAGAAGTGGTATCCATTTGCCAAATCTATCTTCGAGCCTTTTGCACAGGATTTCTTCTATGGTAACTCTCTTCCTAATTCCCTCATGGGCGAGCAGGACGTTATCAACAGCTTATACAACATGGCTCTTGATAAGACCTACAAGTCTATGATGGCTAACCTGATTGTAGGCGGCGTTAACAAGGACGATTTCGATTTGGAGGACGGAACCATAACTCACGATACCATCACCTACGTAGAGGACATCCAACAAGTCAAAGAAATGCCGATTAACGGAATCTCCCAGTCCGATATGAACATGATAGAAATGGTTTCGCGAGGTCTTGATTTAAGTAGCGTTGACGCTAACCAACAGGGTATCGCCAACAGGGGCGTAACGGCGCGAGAAGTTGTTATAGCCAACGAGAACGCCAAGAAGTTAAAGGGTATCTTATACCTATTCCTTACTTCCTTGTGGGTCCAGAAGATGAGATTACGCATTTTAAATATCTTGACCTATTACACCCAGCCGAAAGCGGAAAAGGTGTTAGGCGACAATCAGGAAGAAACCATTATTGACTCCTACCGCAAGTTCATGGTCGACAATACCGAACTATCGAACGGGCAGAAGGGAACGCTAGGGATTCAAATGGTCGGTTCCCCGGAAGAATTACCCTCTGAAGAGGAGCTGGATATTAACGAAGAGGCTTACACCATGCAGAACGGTGGCAACTACGAGGAAATAGCCATCACCAGCGACTACCTGAATGACTGGATTTATGACGTGAAGGTGGTATCTGAGTCTGTGTTCCAGCGCGAAGGATCGCTTACTCAAGCCAAGATGGAAGATAAGCTGAAGATGATGGACGCGTTCTTCCCCGAACAGATGATCGCCAACAAGGAGAAGATGTTTAAGGACGCTGTAACCGCCTTCGATGATGACCCGGATGATTACGAACTGACACCGCCAATGCCTGCTATGCCTCAAGGATTACCAGGAGAAGCACCTGTACCGGTTGGAGCTGAACAAGCCACCGCCGGGCAGACCGGATTACCGCCCCTATGAGAAATCTACTAATTTCAATATTACTTAAACTGATCGGTGATGAAGCTGACGCGCTAGACGAAAAGAAACTTAAGGACTGGCTATGGATGTCATACGAGGACGGAGGATTCTCCCAATACTACACGATCAGGAAGCGCGCCTTGCAGAACCATTTACTGCTAGGACAGGATCAAAAGGAGACATGGGTTGCAGTCGGGCAGTATCGGGAGTTGAAAGCGCTACGGGCAAACATTATCAAGGAATCACAGGCACGGATTAAACGGCAGAAGAAAGCGGAAGAACAGAGGGAAGAACAGGCAGGAAAGTAGTTTAATAACCACAATTCAAAAGCTACACACATCAGGAGATAACATCCATTGATGGCTTTTAGTAGCTTTTGAGCCATCAACAGAGAACCCTATCTTCGGATAGGGTTTTTTTGTTGGCCTGAGCGGTTGTACTGGCGGCGCAAGCCCCCTTGCCGCTGTTAGTACAGCCTTTCAGCCTTGCAAAAGGTTTTAATTTGCTCGGAGCATACCGAGGTTAATAAAAGTTATGAACGAAGAAGACAAAGACTTGAAACCAGAGGAGCAATCCGATGGAACAGGGGACGAAACCCTTGCCGAAGATGGTCAATCGGACGAAAAACGTGAACTGACAGATGAAGAGGTATTTGAAAACCTCCCATCAGCAGTAAAAGATCGCATCACCAAACTTGAGCGCGACAACGAGAACTACAAGACAGGGATGCTCAAGTACAAATCTCAAGCTCGATCCCTCTCCAAACAGGAGGAAGTCAAGGAAGAGCCTAAAGTCGAGGAATGGGACGAAACCAGCCTCAAATTTAGGCAAGAAACGGTTTCCGAGGCGCAAAAAGCCGCCAGAGAAGCCGCCAGGGAAGTACTTGAAGAAGCTAACGAGAAAAAAGCGATCAATAAGTTCCTAAAAGAGAACCCCGATCTGGCAGACGACGATAAATGGAACGGCGTTATCTCTAATTATACCCCAAAGAACGGCAAGGGTTCAGTTACGTCAATCATGACCGATCTCAAGCGAGCATACAACCTTACTCGCTTAGAGAATGGAGAGATTGACCAACTGGCAACCAAGGCAGAACGGCGGGGCCTGAGTAAGGGTAAGGCTGAAGCCACAGTATCTAATCTCCATACGGTAGGTCACAAGGGAACTAAAGCGGATAAAACAAGTGAACAAGTGGACGAAAGAGCCGAAAGGTTATGCAAAACCATGCCTCCAGGCTTTAGATTCAATTAAATTAAGTAATTTCTATGAAATATAAACTGAAAGAAGGCGAAAAGGTCCGAACGCGCATTGCCTCTATTGAAACAGCTACAGTTATTGAAGCAGGTGATCTAGTTACCGTGAGCGCCGGGTATATCGTCAAGGCCGCCGCCGCTTCTACGGCTGTGGCTTGGTCTGCTAACGGACC